CCTGTGTCACCAGTTACACCAGTTGCACCACTTACACCTGTAGTACCTGTAATACCAGTTGCACCTGTTGTAGCAACACCCGTTGCTCCAGTTACACCTGTTGCGCCTGCAACAGTACTTGCAGTGCCAGTTGCACCCGTTGTTCCAGTGTCACCAGTTAAGCCAGTAACACCCGTGTCCCCTTGTGCTCCAGTGCTACCAGTACCGGTTGCACCCGTAGTTCCAGTTGCGCCAGTTACACCTGTCGTACCCGTCACACCAGTCGCACCAGTTGTTCCAGCACCTGTTTCACCAGTCACACCTGTTGCTCCCGCAACGGTGCTTGCAGCACCTGTGTCACCAGTTACACCAGTTGCACCACTTACACCTGTAGTACCTGTAATACCAGTTGCACCTGTTGTAGCAACACCCGTTGCTCCAGTTACACCTGTTGCGCCTGCAACAGTACTTGCAGCGCCAGTTGCACCCGTTGTTCCAGTGTCACCAGTTAAGCCAGTAACACCCGTGTCCCCTTGTGCTCCAGTGCTACCAATACCGGTTGCACCCGTAGTTCCAGTTGCGCCAATTACACCTGTCGTACCCGTCACACCAGTCGCACCAGTTGTTCCAGCACCTGTTTCACCAGTCACACCTGTTGCTCCCGCAACGGTGCTTGCAGCACCTGTGTCACCAGTTACACCAGTTGCACCACTTACACCTGTCGTACCCGTCACACCAGTCGCACCTGTTGTTCCAGCACCTGTTGCTCCAGTTACACCTGTTGCACCTGCAACAGTACTTGCAGCGCCAGTTGCACCCGTTGTTCCAGTGTCACCAGTTAAGCCAGTAACACCAGTGTCCCCTTGTGCTCCAGTGCTACCAATACCAGTTGCACCCGTAGTTCCAGTTGCGCCAGTTACACCTGTCGTACCCGTCACACCAGTCGCACCTGTTGTTCCAGCACCTGTTGCACCAGTCACACCTGTTGCTCCCGCAACGGTGCTTGCAGCACCCGTGTCACCAGTTACACCAGTTGCACCACTTACACCCGTAGTACCTGTAATACCAGTTGCACCCGTTGTAGCAACACCCGTTGCTCCAGTTACACCTGTTGCACCTGCAACAGTACTTGCAGCGCCAGTTGCACCCGTTGTTCCAGTGTCACCAGTTAAGCCAGTAACACCAGTGTCCCCTTGTGCTCCAGTGCTACCAATACCAGTTGCACCCGTAGTTCCAGTTGCGCCAGTTGTAGCAATACCAGTTGCTCCTGTAATACCCGTAGCTCCCGCTACATTAGAAATACCAGTATTACCTTGTGTACCAGTAGTTCCTTGAATACCAGTGCTACCCGTTATCCCAGTATTACCCTGAATACCAGTAGCCCCAGTTATACCAGTATTACCAAGACCGGTATCTCCTTGAATACCAGTATTACCTGTTATACCAGTGTTACCTATGATACCCGTTGCACCTAATCCGGTATCTCCTTGTATACCAGTAGAACCTTGTATACCAGTTTCTCCTGTTATACCTTGAATTCCAGTATCTCCAGTAATACCCGTATTACCTAATCCGGTATCACCCTGAATTCCAGTATCACCAGATATTCCTTGTATTCCAGTATCACCTGTTATTCCAGTATTACCTTGTATGCCAGTATCGCCTTGCGTTCCAGTTGCACCATCAATTCCTATATATCCAGAATCACCTTGAATACCAGTGTTGCCTTGAATACCGGTATTTCCTGTTATTCCAGTATTTCCAGTTCCTCCAATTTGTGTGTACATTATTTGGGAAACCGATAGCATAACTCCCGGAACTCTTGGTATACTCGGATTTGTTTGAGAGTTAATAGAAACGATTCGAGTATTTCCATCTGCGTGCCAAAATAATTCTAAATAATCATTGGCTTCTAAAGATAAAACAAAATTCCAAGATGAAACAGATTTAACATAATCACCATGAATTACTAGTTCTTTGTTAGTATCGGGAAGATATACTCCATTTTTAGATAACCATATATTTACAGTATCATCACCGCTATCAGTTTTGTCCAGTTGGAATGAAAATTGAATGTTATAGGTTCCAGCGGAAGAAAATGTGATCTTAGAGCCAGAAATTATTGAAATTCCATTGGATTCTAGGGTCTGATTATATAATACAATGTTTACACCAGTGCTACCACCAAAATTATCCTGAATAGTAGTGTCAAAAAACAAGGCATAGTTACCTAAAGCCCCACCGGTTCCGGTATCTCCTTGGACACCTTGTCCGCCCTGAGGGCCGCCACTCGATATTGACACCGCTATAGGTACACTTGTTACTGAGACGTTGGCACTGTTATTTGATGTAACTTCGACTACCACGGGAATGGCAGTTACAACTACGTTTATTGCTGTCATTTGCCCTCCTTTTGTAGTTTAGTTATTTACCTTATGAGGGGTAGTTGACAATTGAAAAAGTTCCGGCCAAAATGCGCCTTGTTTTGCCCCCGTAAACCCAATCAAAATACCAGTGATGTTGAGCAACTGCTAACGCAGAGATGGCAGTTTTGTCGAGCGAAATAGTAATTTTGCCAAGGCTTAAATCTACGGGAGAAATACTAAGAGAAACGGGCGTATTTGTAGAAATCGAGATAATTTTAGCGGAAAAAGTGTATCCACTCAAATTTATATCGAAATCCAAATTAAATTCGAAATCATCATCGTGGGTTGCTACGATGTTTAAAAGTCCAGGAATCTGGGTAAAATCCGTCATATATCCTCCTTTTCATAGCAAACTCGCTAAAAGGCGGATTGCTTTTTATTTATTATAATCTTCTGGAAAGTTTAATGGATTTGGTAAATTGTTTTCTATTATATATTTATCATATGATTTAGCGGCTTCTAATTCGGTTTTATATGTGCCAATATATTTTTTGCCAACATGGCATCGCCAATAAATATACTCCCTGTTCTTTGCTATTTGAATAATATAAAATACTCCGCGATACTGAGACAATGCGTTTTTTCTTTTTTTTCCAAAAAAATAATTATTTTCTCCAGAATGTGCAATACTCATTAGTTTCCTTGTTTTACTAGATGGACTCTTGCCATAATTAGAATTTTTTTCTCCCCTTTCCGCATCACCTATTAATTTTCTTGTTTCATCGGAGGGATACCTTCCCGAATTTGCTTTGCTTATTATTTCTTTTGTTTCTTCGGAATGATGTTTTCCATAAAAACCATTCTTTTCTCCAGAACATGCTTCGCTCAATAATTTTCTTGTTGCTTCAGATGGAATATATCCCAGCATCCCATCTCCACCATCTGTCAGATTATAACCATTAGGAGATTTTGTATTCCATTCTTTTATATAATATTTTTCCCAAAAAACCATTTCTTCAGGTTCACAATATTTAACTATATATCTGCAAAAAGCATCATTTCCGTGTCTTTTAAGAGCATTATAAAGATATGTACATTTTTTATGAGTATCCCGCATTCTGCTATTAATGGAATTGCTTTTCCCAATATACATCTTACCACTTTCCATGTGTTCAATACAATAAATCCCACTTATAACTTCTCTTTTCATTTTATCCCTCTCACCCCAAATATAAGAACAAGAAAGCAGAGGTTTGCCTTATCAGATGGTCATGACTCCAATCCTATCTTGTTCCTTTATTCGTATAAATAATAATATATTTTATTAAACCCTATTTACCCCACAGCGTTATTAATAATATCTCCCACCCTAACTTCTGGAACAACTTCTGGTTGAGATATTACGGCAGAGGGTATAACTATGGGATTAACGCTTGGAGCATTTTTAGTTTCCCACACGTTGGCTTCTATTAATTGTGAAAGAACTTCTTCTTCTATCTTAATTTTTTGTTTAGCCAGTAAAGTCTTTGCTAATTCCATAGCATGTTTTTTCTTATCTGTGCTGGTTGCTAATATACCAACCTTATCTCCTTGCTGAGCAGACATTATTGCCGCATTTATTATCAACTGGGTTTGTTGCCATTTTTTAGTATTAATATCTAAAGCACCCACTTTTAATTTTTGTCCAAAGTATGCTGCTATTGAAGCAGCCATAGGAACAAGAGATGCAGCACCAATGTTTAATAGTAAATTCAAAATTTCTGGATTCATTATACCTTGCCTCCTCTTCCTAGGTTTGCCCCAGATTCTCTAGTTTCAGCCCCCGCATCACCCAATTTATTATCTGGAGTTTTAGGACGACCACCACCATCTGCTGGCATTTGGGCAGCTAAAACAATAGGGGTTAACTTTTCCACAAAGCCCATAGCATCCGCTTCTTCCATCATTCTTCGAAGTTCGGTTGGGCGTATTCCAACTGCGGCCGCAATCTTTTGGGGAAGAACAATACCCTGCCCCATAAGAGATGTTTGTGTCTGAAATCTTTCTGCCCTATTCGTAAAAAATCTAGTTCCTTCAAAATTAAATTTCCATTTAAATTTTTTGGTAAGCTTGTTTACCTGATATTCCATAAAACTATTAAACTGAGGATATAAAGCAGTCATAAGTTGTTCATCGGCATTTAAGCTCAATTGTGATTCTAATTGATTAGGTCTAACATCTGATGTAAAAATAAGATTAGTATTAATACCAGATGTTGCTAACATATTCCTGAGATAAGCCGGATATACTTCATTATCCGAGCTAAATTCAACACCACTCATATTTTCAAGTGGGGCAGCACTTACCTTGATTGCTTCTGATAATGCAGATTTAACTAATGCCAAAAATTTTCCCAAAGTTTCAGGAGACATTGATAACGAATCTTTTACTTTAGCACCAGTGTCTTTTAGAAATGGAACACTACCAACTAATATTTTACTTGCGGCTGCCATGTTTATATTTTTCTGTAGGTTTCGCATGGTTCCCTGTAAAATAAGGTCACTAAACAAACCCGTAAAATATGGAAGTCTTGTGGCAATTTCTGGAGATAGTTTCCAACACCAACCCACATCAACAGGAATATCCTGCCAATAAATCCAAGAAGATGAACCTCTTAATTCTGGTGAAAGCGATGGAATATAAGACTTATTTTTTGACCCATCACCCCAGAGTTCACTATATTTTTTGGCAAAGAAATTGGGATACATATTAAGGTCAACACCTGGTAAAATAAACCAGAACATATTAGCCGACCATAACATTCCATATTCCCATCTACCAGTAATTTTGGTATATGTTGGAGACGATGGAAATTCTTGTAATACAATTTTATCCCCATCAAATCTTGGCAGACAGAAATATGTTTCATTTCTTAACATTTCTTTTATAACTGTTGTAAATTCTTTTTCATAATCAAACTTATCAAGAAAAGTTTCTAAAATTTTCAAATCTTTGCTATAAGCAGGGGATTTATAATCATCCTTAGTAGCATTTGTGCAAGTATAAGTTAAATCCCAAGATAACATTAATCCCAAATATGACAATAATCTTTTATAAGGTTGACTTAAAATTTCAAAAGATTCTGAATATCCTTGTAATGCTAATTCTGATTCCTTTGGACTTGCTAATGCAGCATCTAAACCATCTTGCGTTGCCGCAAGAGGATTCATTGTAACTTCTTTTAATCTTTCGTTAACCAACATTGGGTTAAGAATTGGATTGCCCATTGTTTGTGCAAATTTATAAAAATCCCAAACTTCTTTGACTTCTGTTGGAGATAGGAGGACTCCCTCCTCTGGCAACTTCTTTTTTTTAGCCAAGGTTTTATTCCTCCTTTACTGTGTGATAATATAGTTTAATTTTCATATTGTTCCTAGCCGACATATGTCATTGATCTTATCATCGACCATTCATCGCCATCATCTTCATCTTTTAATAGGTCTCTATCTAATGCATTGGAAACGAAGAAATTCATGTAGCTGAGGCAGGTATATCTATCTTTTCTTCCCGTCCCTTCGGTAAGCTTAATCATTCCGTTAATTACGGACATTTCCAAGTTGATGCACTCTCCTACCAAAAGATTGGTTTGAACAAATGGATGGAGGAGAAATGTTCTCAATGAAATATCATCCTCTACCTTGAAGAATTCTTTATTATTTTGAGTAAGATAATCCTCTGCGTCATTATCTGTTGCTAAAAAATCGAATAATTTCTTTTGTAAGGCTGCCCGAAAAGCAACGGCTATTTCACTATTTAATTTTGCAGAAGCCGTTATGGGGAAGATAATTGGAAGAGCATCTACTCCCAAGGTTCTATCGCGCAATTCTTTTTTAACCGATTCGTCTAAGAGTGAAGACTCAAGCACAGTAAATGGAGGATAGTCAATTCCCCTCTTATCACTATGCGTAACGGAGCTCATGCTATCGTAGACTGCCACGCCAACCTGTGCCATGTCCATCACAATATAATCGCCGTCGAAATCGTAGAAGATTTCTTTATTCCTAAGCGCTTGTGAAACGATGTTGCTTCCATGTGATGATTCGATATAAACAACTTTTCTCTGGTAGCCTTTATGTGTGGGGATTAGCCTTGCGCACGCTATGATCGTATTATCATTAATACGATTTGCGCGAGAAGCTATATCCAATGAGACTATTCTCAATTCACCGGATACTTTTGGAATAGCATAAGGATTTCTCTTTAATGTTACTAAATCATCCCTAAGAGGGTAGAATGCATTCTTGAGATTACGATTAAACATTTGTGATTTGTAGTATGATTTTCCCGACTGACCCGCTGGAATATTCTCATATTCCATCGAAAAAGAAAATTGGTCGGACTGATCTTTTTGTATCTTCATTTGATTCTTTGTTTGAATCTTATGCCGCAATGTTACAAAATAATCTGTACAAAAGAATCCTGCGTTTTTTCCTTCAATCATCATTTTAATTGTTGAGATGGTATCCGTGAACCACCACTCCCCGCGCAGTCCAGCACTCGAAATTGAGAATTTTCTGGGCTCCTCTTCGGGGTAATCTGCATATTCTTGTAGTTGTTTAAAAGGGGCTTGTCTAACATAAAGGAATGGAATAAATACCGTATCAACTATTTCTTTCTTTAAGAGTCGAAATTCATCTAAAATTAGCAGATTTGCTCGATTTCCCTTCCCGCCAGCATTCGCAGCTACAACACGCAGTAAACTACCATTTGCGAAAATTACTTCATAGTTGTTAATATTAGCTGTCCAACTAACAATCTCTCTCGCTATCATTGGAGATTGAT